TAATAAGGAGAATATAACATGGCTGGTATTATAACAACCGCTTCACACCCTAAGGCTCTTTGGCCTGGGATCAAAGCATGGTGGGGTCAAGTCTATGACGAACATAAAGAAGAATATTCTCAATTGTTTGACAGTGACACATCCTCAATGAACTATGAAGAAGATGTTCAACTTACAGGTTTCGGTTTAGCTCCAGTTAAATCCGAAGGTGCTGGTGTTGCATACGATTCAGAAATTCAAGGTTTCACAACACGATACACTCACGTTGCTTACGCACTTGGTTATATCGTAACAAAAGAAGAGTTAGATGACAACTTGTATGAACAAGTCTCACGTCGTAGAGCTGCTGCATTAGCAATGTCTTTCCGTCAAACGAAAGAAAACGTTGGTGCTAACATCTACAACCGTGCATTTAACGGTACATACTTAGGTGGTGACGGTGTAGCACTTTGTGCAACAAATCACCCTAACACATCTGGTGGTACATTTGCTAACAAACCAAGTGTTGACGCTGATCTTTCTGAAGCTTCTTTAGAAGATGCATTAACAGCAATTATGGGCTTCCAAAATGACCGTGGTCTTTTGATCAATGTTATGCCAAGAAGCTTAGTTGTTGCTCGTCAAAACTTCTGGAATGCTCATCGTATTCTTAAGTCAGCATATACACCATCATCAGCAAACAATGCAGTGAACGTTTTAGTAGCGACAAATGCTTTACCAGAAGGTATCGTAATGAACCACTACTTAACATCACCAAACGCATGGTTTGTTAGAACTAACATCCAAAACGGTCTCAAGTACTACTCACGTGTTGGTATTCAATTTGATCAAGACAATGATTTTGATACAATGAATGCTAAGGCTAAGGGTTACGAAAGATACTCATTTGGCTGGACAGACCCAAGAGCAATCTTCGGTGTTAACGGTCCTTAATAGGATCTAATTGAGATGTAGAGGGGACGAGATAAAGTTCCCTCTTATCTTTACTTAGGAGTTTATATGTCATATCCAATAGAAGAAAAAAAAGGGAAACGCCCCCCTGTAAAAAAAGGCAAATAATTTAGTGTTCTCTGATGACGCTTAGAGATAAGCGTTGTTAAAACATACAACGTCAAAGGAGATTTTTATGTCAAACCCAACAAGATTTACAAGCGGTGTTGCAACCGTTGATCAACAATATCCATTAGGCAACTATCCGTTTCCTGATCCATTCCACACAAGTGGTTCTAGTATTGAAACTACTGGTTCTTCTTCTTACATTAATGACTTTAACACATTAATTGGTACTGACTATACAGTATCAGGTACTTCTTCAACATTTGCATTAACAAATGGTGTAGGTGGCCTAGCAGTGTTAACACCAGGTGGTACAACAACAGCAACTGCTGCATACAAACCAGCTACTTTTGTTCAATTCCAAGCAGGTAAGAAACTATGGTACAATGTTCGCTTTAAAGCTTCAGCTGTATCTGGTAATAAAGCATTTTATGTAGGTTTAAGAAATGGTGCTTCAGCTACTGAAGGTCTTTGGTTTGCTAAAGCTGCTGCTTCAACTTCATTAAACTTAGTATCAACTGTTAACTCAACAGCTACTACTTTAGCTACAGGTGTTGTTACTGCAGCTGCTGATACATTTATTGAAGTATCTTTCTATTACAATGGTACTGATTTATTAGTATACTCAACACATGCTGTATTCTCTAGAGTAGATTCACCTACTATTGGTTCAACTGGTACAACATTAACTAATGCTGTATTAAGCCCAGTGTTCCAAATTACTCCAACAGCAACTGACACTTTAACTATTGACTACGTATTAGCAGCTCAAGAAGTTACACGCTAATAGGAGAATAACATGGCTAATTCAGTTCAGATTCAAACGTTAGTTGATAGTGAACGTAACTTAGTTGTTAAATTAGTTGGTCTTTTAGATACAAGTAACGTAAGTTTAGCTACATTAATTGACCCAGCACTTCTTGCTTCAGTTAATGCTTCAGGTTTAAACTCACAAAAACCTTCTAAAGTAGCAATTAAAAAAGTAACTTATGACGTAGAAGATGGCTTAGCTGTTAACCTTTATTGGGATGCCACAGCAGATGTACCTATCTGGAGATTTGTAGGTAGGGGATTTGTAATGGGAGAACACATTGGTTTCTTACAAAATAATGCTGGTGCAGGTGTGACTGGTAAAGTTTTATATGATACAGACGGTTATTCATCAGGATCATTATCGTTCAGTTTATTAATTGAATGTATTAAACAGTGGAGTTAATATGGAAGAAATCATAGGACTATTATTTTATGCTCGAACAGTTACACATATTGAGCATTTAAAAACTAAGAGTTATGCAAAGCATAAAGCACTTGGTAAGTTTTATGATGGAATCATTGACTTAGCTGATAATCTTGCAGAAGCATATCAAGGGGATAGAGGTCTTTTAGGTGCTATCCCTCAGTATGCAAAAATACCTGACTATGCAATTGATGTTTTCTTAGAAAAACAAATGAAAACAATTGAAGAGTTACGTAAGCAAGGTGATTATAGATCAGCACTTCAAAACATTATTGATGAAATTGTTGCTTTATATTTAAGTACACTTTATAAACTAAGAAACTTATCATGATAACTTCTGATGCTAAAGTAAAACAAATGGAAATATCTGCAATTATTACAAGAGCAGATGGTACTATTGAAGATCTTGGAACAATTCAATATTGGAACAAGAATATATTTAAACGATTATTATGGAGAATTAAAAAATGGCTACACTTTTAGTAAATGGTGGGAAAGCTATTGTAACCAATCGTATTCTTGGTTCTGGTACAGAGCCCAAGTTTATTGCATGGGGTACAGGAGCTGGTACAACTGCTGCGACAGATACTACTTTATTTACTGAAACTGGCACTAGAGCTACAGGTACTTCAACTCAACAAACTACATCTACAACAAATGATACATATCAAGTTGTAGGTACATTAACAGCTGGTGGTACACTAGCTATTACTAATGCAGGTACGTTTGACGTTGTTACTTCAAGTTCTGGTAACTTATTTGTTAAGGGTGATTTCTCAACAATCAACTTAGCATCAGGCGACAGTATTCAGTTTACATTTAAAACACAATTTAGTTAAGATGACATGCAGATTAATGGCTCTGCCCTTAATACCGTTGTCATTAACGGTGAAGTTGGTGGTAACACTTATACACAAGCAATAAGTGCTACTTCTTCAACAACATCAAGTTTCTTAAAAGCTGCTCAAACAGCTAAAAGTGTTTTAAGTAGTACAACAGCATCAATAATAAATGCTTTAACTAAGACAGTGACAGCGGTTCAATCAACTGCTGTTACCGTTTTAAACTCTAGTATTAAATCTTTATCAGTTTCAGTATCAAATATAGTTACATTAGTTAATCTTGTAGGTAAATTAATTAGTGTTACAGTTTCTAACACTGTAACGATCTTAAAACTTATTAGTAAGTTAATTAATGTAACCTCTAGTGTTATAGTTAGTTTACTTAGGTATACAGATAAACTTGTTTTAGTAGCAGAAGTAACCGCTTCTACTATTATCCTAGCTGTTAATAGGCTAGTAACTTTATTAGCATACTCTACTTCTACTTCAAGTATTACAAGACAGACTAATAAAATTATAACAGCTACACAAGCATCAGTAGCAACTATTGTAAGAAGTATAGGTAAGTTACTTAGTATAACTTCTAGCACTACATCTACTATAGTTAGGGATTTAACTAAGACCTTATCTGTAGCAGTAACTCAAATAGCTTCAATTATTAATTCAGCTATTTTAAGTATATTAGTAACCTCTATTAATACGACTTCTATGTTTAAGTCTGTTAATAAATTTATAAGTGCTACTGTTAGCTCTATAGCTACTATAGTAAGTGCTCAATTCTTTTATAAAACTTTAACAGTAGTGTCAACCTCTACAGTAACCTTAGTAAAATCTTTAATAAAAGTCTTGACAATTCTAGTAAATTGTGGTATTATATTAAGTAAGAGTATTAATAAGTATTTTAATATCTTATCTAATGTAATCATTAGTTTAATAGCTAATGTAATTTCATTTATAAACTTTGACCGTAGTAAGCTAATCTATGCTGCTAGCAAAGTTAGAGAAATAGCTAAAGTTAGATTCGATACAATATTTACAGCTACCCAAAACTTAAGGGAAGTGACTATTGTTAAATTCAGAACAATATTTATTAATAAGGACAATCAAGTATGAGTGCCTCATTCTCTTATAAACTAACCACCGAGAACGAACAGTTTACCTATGACTTCTCTCCCGTGTTAGGATCAACCGAGACAATTAGTTCAGCTGCCTGTACTGTTACAGTTAAAGAAGGAACTGACCCAAGCCCTAGTTCTATTAAAGTAGGAAGTCCTGCTATTAGTGGCTCTAAAGTCACTCAAAGAATATCAGCTGGTTTAGATGGTGTAATTTACCGTACTCAAATGACAGCAACTACTTCATTATCTAATGTGTACACTATTGTAGCAGACTTACAAGTAATAAGTCCAACTAACCTCTAGTCATGTCATATACAGCAAGATACGACAAAGGTAATTGGAAGGCCATATGTGATGTATGTGGTAGACTATATAAAGCTACCATGTTACAGAAACGTTGGGATGGTCTCATGTGTTGTGATGAGGATTGGGAAATCCGTCAACCACAAGACTTTGTTAAGGGTCAAGCAGACCATCAAATAGCTCCATGGTTAAGAGATGAATCTGCTAATAACTTTATACCTTTTAACTTTACTGAGTTTTTAAATGCTGTAACAGGTGGTACTACTTGTACAATAGACCTTAGATATATTGCTTATAACGTAGAACCAAAACAAATTAACGCATCAACCATTAACCAAACGACAATAGGATAATATTATGGCAGGATTAAATTTATTTACCAATAATGCAGCAACCACACTAGCCTCTGCTATTAATAATAGTGTGACTAGCTTAACGGTAGCTACAGGTACAGGTTCTCTATTTCCTACACTAACAGGATCAGAGTACTTCTTTTGTACATTAGCTAACACTGCTGGTACTAATGAAATTGTTAAAGTTACTGCCAGGTCTACAGATACCTTTACTATTGTACGTGGTCAAGATGGTACAGCAGCAGTATCATGGAGTTCTGGTGATAAGGTTGAACTACGTTTAACTCGTATTGATCTTCTTAACTTCCCACAATTAGACTCTACTAATACCTTTGCAGCTGCTCAAACTTTTTCTGTTGGAACAAATTTCTCTGCTGGAACTGTCTCTGCTCCTGCTATTACTACAGCAGGTGACACTAACACAGGTATATTCTTCCCAGCAGCAGACACTATAGCTTTTGCTGAAGGTGGTGCAGAGGCTATGCGTATTGACTCCGCTGGCAATGTAGGGATCGGGGTAACACCTGATGCTTGGGGAGGTTCAACTAAATCATCTATTCAAACTAGAGGAACTTCAATATTTGATTTTAATTCTAGTGATACGGCATATGGTAATAATGTATATTATGGAACTTCATCATATATTTATAGAACAACTAATCTAGCTAGTTATTATCAACAGACAATAGGCGAACATAGATGGTTTACCGCAGCATCGGGTACAGCAG